AAGGTGTTAAAATTCACGCCAGAAGGATTACTGCGCAAATATGGGCCGGGCAATTCTGACCACATGATGTTCGCAAAGGTTTACGAATGAGCAATCTTTTTAAAACCCCAAAAATGCCAACGCCAGCAGAGGTTGCCCCAGAGGTGACGGCTGCGCAACAGCGTCAAGAAGAGCGCCTTGAGGCGCAAGAAGAAAGCCAAGCACGTCAAATGGCTGCTCGGCGCAGGGCTAGGCAGTACGGCGGTCGGCGTATGCTTATGGCTTCTGTTCGCGGCGGCACAGCCGAAGATGAAACAACATTAGGATAGTGATATGAGCAACGTAATTAAAAAGGTTTTACCGGGGGGCAGCGGGAAGAAAAAAGGCTCTGACACGCAAACTGCTGACCTCGCCGCTACGGCTGCCGGAACCAGTGTCGAAGAAATGGCTGGTAAATTAACAGCGCAAAGATCAGAACGCGCAGAAGCTGCTCGCAGACGTGGCCGCAGATCAGGTCGCCGTGGGTTAATGATGGCTGGTCGTTTAGGCGGCGGCGGTGAGCAAGAAGAAACCAAAACAACATTAGGAGCGTAGTTATGCCGAAGAAAAAAGGTAAGGGTTACGGTAAATAATGGAAAAGAAAAAAGAGGTTTGGGATAAGAAGCGCCCAAAGGGTTTGGGCAAGTCAAAGGGTTTAAGCCCGGCACAAAAGCGCAAAGCGCAGCGAGCCGCAGCAAAGGCTGGCCGTCCATATCCTAACCTTGTCGATAATATGAGGGCAGCGCGTGACTAAGAAGGCGCATCAGGCACCGGGCGGCGGTTTGAACGAAGCTGGTCGCAGGCATCACGAGGCCAAAGACGGTGGCAACCTAAAGCGCCCAGTCAAAACCGGCACTAACCCTCGCCGCGTTTCTTTTGCTGGCAGGTTTGGTGGTATGGCTGGCCCTGAGAGAAACCCAGATGGATCACCTACTAGGTTGAAAAAGGCACTGAGCGCGTGGGGCTTTGGGTCAAAGCAAGCCGCCAGAAATTTTGCGAAGAGGCACAAGAAAAATGCGTAGTGTTGAGGAAATCCTAAAACGTCACGATATTGCGCAGCGCCGCAAAGACAATTGGCGGCAGATTTACGAAGATTGTTATGAGTTCGGTTTGCCGCAGCGCAATCTGTACGATGGTTATTACGAGGGCGGTGGCTCTCCGGGGCAGAACAAAATGGCTCGCGTGTTCGATAGCACGGCCATCAATGCGACACAGCGATTTGCCAACCGCATTCAGTCAGGTCTATTCCCGCCTTATGCACCGTGGTGCCGCTTAGAGCCGGGGCCAGAAATCCCAGAAGATCGGCGCATCGAAGCACAAATGGCGCTGGATATGTACAGCGACACAATGTTTAGTGTCTTGCGCCAATCTAACTTTGATTTGGCTATGGGCGAGTTCTTGCTCGATTTGGCGGTCGGCACAGCTTGTATGTTGATCCAGCCCGGCGATGAGCTAAACCCAATCCGATTTACTGCGGTGCCGCAGTATCTGGTTGCTATTGAAGAGGGCGCACACGGCAGGGTCGATAATGTTTACCGGCGTATGCGTATGAAGGGCGAGGCCATTAGCCAACATTGGCAAGATGCCGAAATCCCAGAGCGTATGCAGCGCATGATTGACGAAAAGCCGACTGAGGAAATCGAGCTTATCGAAGCCACATTGTATGAGCCTGAGATGGGTGAGTTCTGCTATCACGTCATTTGGCCGGAAGGCAAAGCCGAGCTATTAAAGCGTTACATGAAATCCAGTCCTTGGATCGTGGCGCGTTACATGAAAGTGGCCGGTGAGGTCTACGGTCGCGGGCCGTTGGTTACTGCAATCCCAGACATCAAGACGCTCAATAAAACGCTAGAGTTGTTGCTTAAAAATGCCAGCTTGTCAATTGCCGGTGTTTACACTGCTGCTGATGACGGCGTGTTGAACCCGCAAGCGATCCGCATTGCGCCGGGTGCAATTATCCCGGTGGCGCGTAACGGTGGCCCGCAGGGTGAGAGCTTGCGTCAGATGCCACGATCTGGTGACTTTAACGTGTCGCAGATTGTCATCAATGATTTGCGTATGAACGTCAAAAAGATTTTGCTCGATGACACACTGCCGCCTGACAACATGAGCGCAAGGTCTGCGACAGAGATTGCAGAACGCATGAAAGAACTGGCGCAGAACCTTGGCTCTGCTTTCGGTCGTTTGATTACCGAGACTATGGTGCCAATGATTGCGCGTATCTTGTATGTGATGGATGAGCGCGGCCTCATTGAGATGCCACTGCGCGTCAACGGCCTTGAAGTTAAGGTCACGCCAGTCAGCCCAATTGCACAAGCGCAAAATATGGGTGACATCGAAAAGATTATGCAGTGGGTGCAAATGTCGTCAGCCCTTGGCCCAGAAGGTCAAATGGCTGTCAAGACAGGCAGCATTGCAGATTATGTTGCTGACAAGCTGGGTATCCCGGCTGAGTTGCGCACATCTCCCGAGGAGCGCGAGATGATGATGCAGCAGGCAATGGAAGCCGCCCAGATGGCGGCGCAAGCAGAGGCCGGTGAAATGCCAGAGGGTGAGGCACCGCCAGAAAGGGCATAAGAATGAACCCAGACGGTTGGGATGGTCTACGTTCTGTAGACCCTAAGATTGCAGAAAAACAGCAAGTTGATAAGGACGACATTGATCGTCTTTATCTGCGCGTGTTCGCCAGTGACGATGGGGCAAAGCTGCTCACCCATCTACGCGCACTGACGATAGAGCAGCCAACGTGGTATCCCGGCGAAGAGGCCAGCCACGGCTATGCTCGCGAAGGCCAGAATAGTTTGGTCAGGGAAATTGAGCGGCGAATGAAAAGAGCGAGATCACTATGAATGAAACTGATGGCCTGCTGGCCGATGCTCAAATTGAGAGTGACGATAACCAGCAGCAAGCAGAAGAAGCAATCTCACACGTTAAGCCTGACGGCGAGACTGTATCTAGTGACGCAGTAGCGTCAGAGGCGGCAACCGAAGAAGGAAAGCCTGAGTGGTTGCCCGAAAAGTTCAATACCGGCGAAGATTTGGCAAAGGCTTACTCTGAGTTGCAGAAAAAGTTTAGCCAAGGAAAGCACAAGGCTCCAGATGAATATGACGAAAGCGTGTTTGCTGACGCTGGTATTCCAGAAGATGACGAGCTTTACACCACATACAAAGACTGGGCTAAAGAAAACGGCATTAGCCAGTCGGCGTTTGAGGAGCTTGCCGGTAAGTTTATTTCTATGGCTGGTGATGAGGCCGAGGCCGCAGACATTTCATACAAAGAAGAATATGAAAAGTTGGGCAACAATGCAGACGCAATCATTAAATCAATGTCTGACTGGGCTTCTGGTCTGGTGCGCAAAGGTGTTTGGTCTGAGGATGATTTTGAAGAGTTCAAAATTATGGGCGGCACAGCCCAAGGCATGAGAGCTTTGCAAAAAGTGCGCAGCTATTATGGTGACAAGGCCATCCCTGTTGACGTTGCGCCATTGGCCGGTGCGCCGTCAAAAGACGAATTGATGGCTATGGTTGGCAAACCAGAATATCAAACAGACCCAACCTATCGAATGAAGGTTGAAAAAATGTTTGAGCAAGCGTTTGGCAATGACGAATACTCGCCAACTTAAAGGTCAAGAGGGAACTGTTTACAGTTCCTTCTTTTTTCAATATAATACCTGTTGACAGACAATCGGCTTTCGACCTGTCGCCAACGCTTGGGGGCGTAGCGTGTATGCCCAAGCCGCAGCCCGAAAGGATACCTGCTAGGCGCTAATCGTGTTTTAACTTTTACAAAGGAATAGGAAAATGGCTGTAGGCATTTCCAACGCTTTTGTGCAGTTGTTCGATGCGGAAGTGAAGCAGGCCTATCAAGCATCTCGTGCTTTGGCTGGCGTAACTCGCGAAAGAACAAGTGTCGAAGGCAATCAGGTTAAGTTCCCGAAGATCGGGAAGGGAACCGCAACAGTTCGCGTACCGCAAACTGACGTTACACCTCTGAACGTGACTTACTCACAAGTCACAGCAACAATGTCAGATTTCATTGCTGCTGAGTATTCAGACATTTTCAACCAGCAAAAAGTCAACTTTGACGAGCGCCGTGAATTGGTGCAAGTGGTTGGCGCAGCTATCGGTCGCCGTATGGATCAGCTTGTTATTGACGCGCTCAATGCAGCTTCTTCACCGTCAACCGTTGCAACAACTGTTGGTGGCGCAGGCACAAACATGAACCTTGCCAAGCTGCTTGCAGCTAAAAAGGCTCTGGATGTGAAGAACGTGCCAGCCGAAGGTCGCTGCATGATCATCCACGCAAACGGCTTGTCAGCATTGCTTGATGAGACAGAACTGACCAGCAGCGACTTTGCTACTGTGAAGGCTCTCTCAACAGGTGAGATCGACACCTTCCTCGGCTTTAAATTCATCACACTAGGTGATCGTGATGAAGGTGGCTTGCCTCTCCCATCAACCCGCACTTGCTTTGCGTTCCATCGCGATGCAATCGGTATGGGCATCGGCATGAACCAAAAGTCAGAAATCAACTACGTTCCTGAGAAAACGTCATTCCTTGTTTCTTCAATGTTCTCCGCTGGTGCGGTTGCCATTGATGATGAAGGCATTGTCAAAATCTCAGCGACTGAATAGGAGATTTGAAAAATGGCTTTTTCAAAAGACGGTCTGAACGTAATTGGTGCAGCAAAGAAGGGCAACGCGCCTTCTATGTACACCTACACTTCAGCAGACGCGATTGCGACTGTTAACACCGAAGGTTATTTCAATGACCTGTCAGACACTCTGGCAGTCGGCGACATCATCTTTGTGCATGACAGTGCAACCCCAACAATGTCAATTGCTGTGGTCTTGTCAAACGCATCTGGTGTTGTTGACATTTCAGACGGCACGGCTGTTTCAGTCGCTGACGCAGACTAATCTAAGTGGAGCCGGGCAACCGGCTCCCTTTCCTTATCTTGGAGTGGCGCAATGGCGGCTGGTGATACCAAACTATCAATCTGTTCTGATGCTTTGATTATGCTGGGCGCTGCGCCTCTATCATCATTTGCTACCGGCACTGACGAAGCGCAGGTGGCTGATCGCCTCTATGACGATGTGCGTGACACGCTCTTGATGCAATATGCGTACTCTTGGTCTGTGCAAAAGGTGCAGTTAGCGCAGCTTGCCAGCACCCCAATCAATGAATGGAAATACACCTATGCGCTGCCCGGCGATATACTGGGCAACCCAAAGGCTGCATTTAATGTAAGCTCTGTAGGTGCGCGGCCAGTTCGCGATTTTGAGATTTACAACCTCGGCCTTTACACTAATTACGAAACGGTTTGGATTGACTACCAGTTCCGGCCAGAGCCAGCAATATTCCCGCCATATTTTGTGCGCCTGTTAAAGACGGCGCTGGCGGCTGAGTTTGCCGAGCCAATTACTGACCAGATAGCTAAGGCTGATTATTATCACGCAAAAGCGTACGGCTCACCGTCTGAAAATATGCGCGGCGGTTTGGTTCGCGTGTCTATTAACATTGACGGCGCAGATCGCCCGGCACAACAAATACAAGAGTTCCCAATTTCAGATATAAGGTTCTAGCATGAGCCGCATCATTCAAATACAGAATGACTTTACCGCTGGCGAGCTTGACCCAAAACTGCGGTCGCGTACTGACATCAGCCAATATAAATCTGGTCTGTCAACTGCGCGTAATGTCAGCATCCAGCCGCAAGGCGGGGCAAAGCGGCGTGATGGCACCAAGTTTATTGCAGAGCTAGACAGCGGTGCCGGTGATGCGGTGCGGATGGTGTCGTTTGAGTTTAGTATATCTGACAGCTATATGTTGGTGTTCACGCCCGGCAAAATGTATGTATTCAAAGACGGCTCGTTAATTACCAACATTAACAGCAGCGGCAATGATTTTTTGGCTGTGGCTAGTTTGACTAGCTCCATATTGCCAGAGATGAACTGGGTGCAATCTGCCGACACAATTATTGTCGTGCATGAGGATTTGCCACCGACAAAGATTGTGCGTGGGGCTGGTGATAGCAATTGGACTGCCAGCACGATTAGTTTTGATTTTGTGCCTAAGTATGCTTTCACCTTAACGGTTACAGCAGGAAACGCCTACAATACTGGTGTGCCACATGACCACCTAGAACCATCAGCCACATCTGGAAACCTTACACTAACAGCAAAACACAGCGGGTCAGATGCGCTTATATTTACATCATCTGCTGCCAGTTATATTGGGCAATATATCAACGTGACGCCATTTGGCCGGTTGCGGATTGTGCGCAAGGTATCAGATGCCAAGCTAGAATGTTTTGCCGAGGTGCCACTTTTTGACACTGGCAACATTGATGACGCTGATTGGGAGTTTGAAGAGGGTTACGAAGATTCGTGGTCAGGTAGTAGAGGATATCCGCGCAGCGTGACGTTTCACGAAGGCCGTTTATACTTTGGCGGCACGAAACAACGCCCATCAACCATCTTTGGTTCTAGGGTTGCGACCTTCTTTAACTTTGACCCCGGCGAGGCACTCGATGATGCGGCGGTTGAGGCAACGCTCGACACCGGAACATTTAACGCAATTGTCGATATTTTTTCTGGTCGTCACTTGCAAATCTTTACGACTGGCGCAGAGTTCTATGTGCCGCAGACATTAGACACGCCAATCACGCCCAGTAACCTAATTGTAAAGCAACAGACTGCGTTTGGCAGTAAGCCGGGCATCCGATTGCAAAACGTGGACGGCTCCACCTTGTTCATTCAAAGGCAGGGCAAGGCGATACAAGAATTTATTTATAGTGACGCGGTGCAAGCGTACACGTCAGCCAAGATATCTTTGCTGTCATCGCACCTGCTAAAGACACCAGAGGAAATGGCGGTGCGTGTCGCAACGTCTACTGACGAGGGCGACCGTCTGATGCTGGTAAACGGCGAAGATGGCAGCATTGCCTGTTATACATTGCTGCGCAGCCAGAACGTCATTGCGCCGTCAGAGTGGACAACCGATGGCGAGTTTATCAATATCGGTGTTGACGTTGACGACATTTATGTTGTGGTAAAGCGCACGGTAAATAGCGCGACTGTTTATTATGTTGAGCTATTTGATGCAGGCGCATTGCTCGATTGCTCAATAACCGGCGGTGCTGCCAGTTCTGTAAACGTGACGCACCTAGAAGCCAAAACAGTTAAGATTATCCGCGATGGCATCGTTGAGCCTGATCAGACCGTTCCGGCGTCACCGTTCACTGTTACATTTGCCACAGCGGCGTCTGCAAGCCACGAGGTTGGCCTTAACTTTACGCCAGAGGTAAAGACACTGCCGGTCGAGCCAAACCTGCCCAGCGGCTCTCTAAAGGGATTTAAGAAGCGCATCTTTGAGGTAAACGCCGAATTGTTTGAAACGCAGTCTTTAACAATCGACAACAAGCTAATCGCGTTTCGCCAGTTTGGCGCAAATGTGTTTGGCAGCGCAGTGCCTGAGTATACAGGCATCAAGACATTGCACGGCCTTTTGGGTTATACTTATGATGGGCAAATAACAATCGGCCAAGAGGTGCCATTAAAAATGACACTGCTGGGCATTGATTATAAAGTAAGCGTAGGACAGTAATATGGCACAAGCACTTCCATTTATTATGGCTGGCTTAACCGCCGCGACAATGTATTCGCAATTAAAAGGTGGCCAACAACAAGCTAAAGGTCTGATGCGCCAAGCTGCGTATAGAAAAGTGCAGGCTAGATCTGAGGTGCTTAAATATAAACAGCAGGGCGTTGCAGTTATGGACAACATATTGCAAACCAAAGCGTCAATTAACGCCCGCATCGCCGCTGGGGGGCTTGAGACATTTAGTGGAAGCGCTAAAGTTTTAGGTGTTATGGCCGAAGCTAAAGGGGCAAACGAACTTTACATTAGCCGTGATGGTGAGCAAATTGCCTTTGGCACTGGCGAAGCACAAGCATTGCAATTGGCGTCACAAGCTAAGTCAGCTATGGCGGCTGGTAGGACTGCCGCACTTAGCACTCTGACGACCGCCGTGGCGGGGCAAATGGCTTTGGGCGGTGCGCCGGGTGGCGGCAGTACTGGGTTAGAAGCTGGCCAGTCGGCAACGGTGTCAAGGGCTGGATTTAGAGGGTACGGCGGGTAATGGCAAAAGATTTAAAATATCGTCCATTAGGTGTAAGCATACCATCAGTGCCTAATGTCGATTTTACAGCGGCAGGCACGGCGCAGGCGCGTAATTATGACGCCATTGCCAAAAGCCTTAATAGCATGAGTGATTATGTTTACAAGCGTCAGGTTGCGCAAACGAAGCGCGATGCTGCGCAGTACGCATTTGAAAATCCAGTTTCAGCAGAGCAAATCGAAGACGCAATTTCCCAAGGCAGAGATATTGAGGAAATTGTTGGTGACCCTGACACTGTATTTGGGGCAGTGACTAGCGCTACCATTGCGCAGCAGTTGACGACTGAGCTTGAGATTGACGCAAACAAAAAAATTTCCGCGTATTCTGCTGCTATTAAAACTGGCGGTTTATATACGAATGCACAGATTGGCGCAATGCAGGACGATCTTACCGCAATGATCACCGGGCATTCCGAAATTATTGCGGCGGTTGATCCAAACCAAGCCCTAAAATATAACGCTGCGGCAAATACTAGCGCGTCATCTGTTTATAAATCTGCACTTGAAATGCAATTGTCGGTTAAGAGAGCGGCAAAAGTTGCTGCCTCAGATGAGTTTCTGGCTAGTGTGCCTGACAGGCTTAGGGACATATTGACGGCCAAAGATGTGGATGTTGAAAAGGCAATTGGCGATATGGCTATCTTGGCGCGCCAAGCTAA